CTGGCCGCCGGTACAGCACGCTATCCATGCAGGCGGCGAGTGGATCGTTTCTGCGGGCGCGCTGGGTTCCGGTATCTTTGGTTTCATCAACCGTCTGCTGATCCCAACCGGTCTGCATCAGGTGCTGAACACCATCGCCTGGTTCCAGATTGGTGAATTCACCAACGCGGCGGGAACGGTTTTCCACGGTGATATCAACCGCTTCTATGCCGGTGACGGCACCGCGGGGATGTTCATGTCCGGCTTCTTCCCGATTATGATGTTCGGTCTGCCAGGTGCGGCGCTGGCGATGTACTTCGCAGCACCGAAAGAGCGTCGTCCGATGGTTGGCGGGATGCTGCTTTCTGTTGCTGTTACTGCGTTCCTGACCGGTGTGACTGAGCCGCTGGAATTCCTGTTCATGTTCCTTGCACCGCTGCTGTACCTCCTGCACGCACTGCTGACCGGTATCAGCCTGTTTGTGGCAACGTTGCTGGGTATCCATGCCGGCTTCTCTTTCTCTGCGGGGGCTATCGACTACGCGTTGATGTATAACCTGCCGGCCGCCAGCCAGAACGTCTGGATGCTGCTGGTGATGGGGGTTGTCTTCTTCGCTATCTACTTCGTGGTGTTCAGTTTGGTTATCCGCATGTTCAACCTGAAAACGCCGGGTCGTGAAGATAAAGAAGACGAGATCGTTACTGAAGAGGCTAACAGCAATACTGAAGAAGGTCTCAATCAACTGGCAACCAACTATATTGCTGCGGTTGGCGGTACTGACAACCTGAAAGCCATTGATGCCTGTATTACTCGTCTGCGCCTTACCGTGGTTGACTCAGCTCGCGTCAACGATGCGATGTGTAAACGTCTGGGTGCTTCTGGGGTAGTGAAACTGAACAAACAGACTATTCAGGTGATTGTTGGCGCGAAAGCAGAATCCATCGGCGATGCGATGAAGAAAGTCGTTGCCGGTGGTCCGGTAGCCGCTGCGTCAGCTGAAGCAACTCCGGCAACTGCCGCTCCTGTAGCAAAACCGCAGGCTGTACCAAACGCGGTATCTATCGCGGAGCTGGTATCCCCGATTACCGGGGATGTTGTGGCACTGGATCAGGTTCCTGACGAAGCATTCGCCAGCAAAGCGGTGGGTGACGGTGTGGCGGTGAAACCGACAGATAAAATCGTCGTATCACCAGCCGCAGGAACAATCGTGAAAATCTTCAACACCAACCACGCATTCTGTCTGGAAACCGAAAAAGGCGAGGAGATCGTCGTCCATATGGGTATCGACACCGTAGCGCTGGAAGGTAAAGGCTTTAAACGTCTGGTAGAAGAGGGCGCGCAGGTAAGCGCAGGGCAACCGATTCTGGAAATGGATCTGGATTACCTGAACGCTAACGCCCGTTCGATGATTAGCCCGGTGGTTTGCAGCAATATCGACGATTTCAGCGGCCTTATCATTAAAGCTCAGGGCCATGTTGTGGCGGGTCAAACACCGCTGTATGAAATCAAAAAGTAATCTGCTTTATGTCTGATGCGACGCGGCAGCGTCGCATCCAACAATAAAAAGCGGCAGGGATCTTCTCTGCCGCTTTTTTTGTCTGAGATTACATTGGGAAGATAAAAACAGCGCCTGCACAAAGCGCCAGAATGCGGATGAGATACATTGGTACAGAGAACACCCAGAATTCGGGAAGTTTGTATTTCCCCATTCCGAGGATCATGGCTGGCATTCCGTCAATAGGCATATAGCCGCCATTCCAGCCAGAAATCACCACCGCAATCGCGGCAGCGGTCGGGTTAAGCCCAAGGCTAGTACAGGCGGCAATGGCGATGGGGGCAAAAATATATACTGACCCCATATTCGAACCCGTGAAGGTGGCGCAGGTACTGGTAAGCAAAGCAAAGGCGACAATAAATACAAACGGTGAGACGCCAGAACCGAGCACACCTGCAACGGCATCGCCAACCATCGCCGTAAAGCCGGTGCCCGCCAGTGCATCAGCTACACCGATCACCCCCGCCATCATTAAAATGACCGGAGCCCCCATATGATCGCGAACTTCTTTGAAGTCCAGTACATCGATCATCAGAACAAACGCACCCGCAAGACCCGGAATAACGAAGGCGATATTTCCCAGAATGTTCATTAGCATCATGCCGATAACGCTGACAGCGAATGCGGCAATAGTGCAATATTCTTTCCAGGCAGGAAGGGCGTTAAACGTTTCCTCGCGTGCCGCCAGCGCATCCTCGGAAGCATCCGCAATGGGATGATCCGGAAGAAAACGGTAGGCAATAAGACTCCATGCGAGGAAAGCCGCTGACATGATGAGATTCACCAGCGCAAAGCGCCCCATCGAAATCTCCTGATGAAACCCCGCGGTTTCGAGTACGGTCGCCGTAACGCCAAAGAGAAGCGCGAGATTGATAGGAAGAAGCGGGTGGTTGGTGGCAAATCCCAGGGGCATCATTAATTTCGATGTTGGTAGCTTTTTACTGTACGGAATGGTGGATACCAGCGACAGAATTAGCACGTAATAACCGGTCGCTCCGGTGCTAAAGCCGCGCGCGATAAATTCGCCTGAATCTGCGAGATAAATCGCGCTGCGACTTTTTTCACCTATTGCAAAAGAATTCCACTTTACCAGTTACGAATGACCAGCTCACGGCTGACTTTCGAGCGATTAGCATTAGGCCCACCGCTCAACGTATAGCGAATATCTACCGTATCAATCGACAAGTCCGCAAAGGTTTCACGCATCTCCGGGATATCGTTCACACTGATCAACATCCTGCCTTTTATCGTTCTGGCCAACTCTGCAAGTTGGGTGTACTGCTCCAGTCCAAATTCAACACCGTAGCCCTCCGTTCCCCAATACGGGGGATCGCAATAGAACAGTGTGTGCGGGCGATCATACTTCTCAATGCAGGTACGCCACGGTAAATGTTCTACAAACGTGCGTGATAGCCGCAAATGGGCGGCGCTCAACTCCTCTTCCAGCCTTAGCAGATTAAGCCGTGGTGCAGAAGTGGTCGCCGTTCCATACGTCTGTGATTCCACTTTCCCTCCGAATGATTGCTTCTGGAGATAATAAAACCGCGCTGCACGCTGAATATCAGTTAGCGTCTCCGGGATGGTCATTTTCGACCATTCAAAAATCTGCCTGCTGCTCAACGCCCACTTGAACTGGCGCACAAACTCTTCAAGATGATTTTTAACCACACGGTACAGATTCACCAGTTCGCCGTTGATATCGTTCAGGACTTCAGCTTCAACCGGCTCCTTCATGAAATACAAGGCTGCACCGCCGCAGAATGGCTCTACATAACACTGGTGCTCAGGAAATAACGGTAATAACTTTTTGGCCAGACGACGCTTACCGCCGGGCCACGGAATAATGGGTAATGTTTTCATTTCTGCAAACCTTTTTCAGTATGTGAAAAACTGTTAGGCTTATTGGACTGATGGCCATCAGTGGCAGCCCTGGGCGGCTCGCAGACACTTCCTGCGGGTTAGCTGGTCAGAGTCAGGTGACCGCCTGACTCTGGTCGCTGTTTCCCTTATAACTTCATAGTCTGAATACTGCTGGCCAGCGCGTGGAGCATATTGGGTGAATAACGCCAGCTATCGACCAGTCCAAGAAAATCTGCGCAAAACTCGCTACAGAAATATTTGTTCTCCCGTCCACGATTAAAAACAACGAATCCCACAGCCCCCAGCCAGTCATATTTCATGGCGTCGTTTCGACGGAAGAACTGCTCCACACTGGTTGGTAGCGCATTTAGCGCGATAAGATCCCATTTATCGAGTGGCAGCGGCATTTGCTTACAGCGCACCCCCTTGTCACGCACCGACGACGAATAACAAAGAAACTCGCCGTTACCCTGGTCAACAGCCAGCTCGCAGTGAGAATACTCACCCCGCGTCACCAGCCGCGTCAGCCAGTCGGAAAGACGTGCGAACCCATGATGATCGGCTCGCCCTTTATAGAACGCCAGATACACCGGCCTCATGGTTGCCACCCCGTAGAGTAGTCATACTCCTGAACTGCCAGGATATCTTCCAGCGCCTCAACGGCGGCAATATGTCGCTGGGCATTGGCAAAGAGGCGCATATCGTGATCCATTGTAATGGACTCAAACTGCGCCGCGATTTCATTGGTTAGCTCGAGAAGTCCGAGGTTTTTGGTCTGCCACATTAAGCCTTTGGGGATTTGCTTCGTTTGCCCCATCCTGGTGAGTGACATTTGCTGGATACGACTGCTGGCATCGCTGTGAAAGTGATAGTCGCCGATAATGATATAATCGGCAGTGACTTCATCGCGTAGCGCCTTGATTGCCTTAACAACTAGTGACTTAGCACCGTCTAGCGCAGCAGTATAGCTGGTTGCGTCATACACCCACTTATCACCATCAAGCCGATAAAAATCACCGGGTGGAGGTGTTGTGATGATTTCTGTGGTTGAAATATTGACCCAGCATTCACGATCACGATAACACCATTGCTCATCAGTTACCGAAACAACACTGTCAGGCAAAACAAAGGATAATTGTTCGGTATCCAGCCAGTCTAAAACCTTCATTGATGAGGGTTCAAAATACGCATATTTCATGTGTTACCACCATATTCTGACAAAACCTGAAGCACCATTGCCACCTGCTGTAGAGTCCCCTTCAACAGTTCTGACGCCTTTAGAGGTACCAGCCGCACCACTCGAACCATAACCTACGGCATTTTTCTGCGAGTTATACTTAGTCCCCCCGCCATAGCCATGCGTTGAATCAGAACCTGGCTCATTTAATGCGTTGCCAGGACCAGAATCTGGCAATGCACCGCCGCCGCCGCTACCACCAACAGAAGTGAGCGTTAAGAAAATTGAGTTTCCTCCGGCGTACCCATTACTCCCGGTCATCGAACCACCACCAGTATCTACTTTTGATGATCCCCCAACACCGCCTCCGCCGACTGTGACGGTTACATTTTGTCCAGAGTTCACAGCAACAATCCCTTGAACAAAAAGTGATGGTTTACCTGCTGTCGGATAACCAATTCGCTCACCACCACCCACACCACCGCCGCCGCCACCACCTCCACCTCCAATCATTTCCACCATCACTTTCGTTACCCCGACTGGCACCGTAAACGTCCCATTCGACGTGAAAAGAGCAAAACTGGAGATTGCTGTATTCGCCTTGTCATACGCCGCCTTAACCGCGCTCGGCGTTGCGGCTTCAGTCGTACTGGTACTGTTCGTCGCGCTATTAAGCTTCACAACCCCTTTTTGCGCTGTAGTTGCATCCGGTACGCCGGTAATCTGACTCCATGCGTGAGTATGGCTGGAAGCCGCTTTCCCGTTCGCCAGGTCATACGCCGCCTTCACTGCGCCGGGCGTGGCCGCTTCGGTAGTACTGGTGCTGTTCGTCGCGCTGTTGAGCTTTACGATCCCTTTTTGCGCCGTAGTGCCATCCGGTACCCCGGTAATATCGCCCCAGGCATGTTTATGGCTCCCCGCCGCCTTACCATTCGCCAGGTCATATGCCGCCTTAACCGCACTCGGTGTCGCAGCCTCCGTCGTACTGGTACTGTTCGTTGAGCTATTAAGCTTCACAACCCCTTTCTGCGCCGTTGTCCCATCCGGCACCCCGGTAATATCGGCCCACGGATGTTTATGCGCTTTATCAGCCCCAGCTTTTTCCAGTGCCTCATTCGCCTTATCCATCGCCGCCTTCACCGCCTTCGGCGTTGCTGCCTGCGTTTCCAGCGTGCTATTGGTGGAGCTGTTAAGCTGCGTAAAGCCTTTCTGAGTCAGCGTTGCGTCCGGGTGATTATGTGATCTTTCGTGCTCTTCAATACTGGAGTCCACATAATCTACCGTTGCCATCACCAGCGACGGATCAACCATCAGCGTTACCGCCGCCGCGTTCGTCACTTCCATCACAGCGCGGATCACAATTTGCTTACTGGCCCCGGCAGGCAGCTTCGGCTTATAGGTTTCCGGGAACTTGCCGATGGCAATCAGCACGCCGTCCATATCCAGCGATCCCACCTCGCGGATATACCAGCCGCCTTTCGCTTCCGGCAGTACCGCCTCGGCAATCACCCACGCCGGGTTTTCCGGGGCGATTTTCAGCGTATTCAGTGACCCGCGCCAGACTTCACGCACCACCTTTGTCTGGCTCTCTTTCGGTTCGGCATACTGCCCGCCGCCGTCGCCAACGACCATTGTTTGCAGCACTATCTGCTTTTGTTCCGCCAGCGCCGCAGCAATCTTCGCGCGGCCAGCGGCGGTTAAAATGGTAAAAAATTCACTCGCCATTACTCCTCCGGGTAAACAGTGACAAACTCAATACTCCAGCAGCCCGCTCCAACACTCATAACGCTGGTCTGCTCAACATTGCCATGCAGCGGAGGCAACACCGTTACCACCTCTGCACTCAAACACTCCGTCGCCAGATAAACCGCAGACGACTGACTCACGCTCTCCGCAATCCACGGCAGAACGGTAGCAATCTCGCCGCCCTGAACAGCACTGGCGATAACCGGGATCTGGCTCTGGTTAATCAGCCAGATAGTCAGCATCTCCAGCTTTGAGCGGACGTTCTTGTACTCATGGATCAGCACAATCAGCGCGTTAAATTCATCCTCAGTCAGCCCGCGCGTCTCAAGCGTGACATCCATGCGGAAAAAGTACGGCTTACCGCCATACTCAAACCACTCGCTGATATCGCCGTCCAACGCCAGAATCTTCAGTACCTGACGCACTGCCCACGGCGTACCGCGATAGCGGTGCAGCTCAATGGCCTGCTTGATCAGATCGCGCTTTTGTCGCTCATCGCGGGCAAACAGCCAGCCTTCCAGCCCCTGAACGTGGAACTGTTCTGCCAGCGACGGCAGCGCCGTGGCATCCACCAGATCCACCAGGTAAATCAGAAGCGCGGTCAGATCGAGTTGTGCGAAGCGTTCAGCGGCAAGATTTGCCAGCCGGGTAAAGCGTTCATCCCCGGCGAGCGGCGGTTGAAGCGGTAACTTATCCATCGCTCACCCCGGCGATGGTCACATCAATCGAGGTACACTGCGCCCACTCATGTGCCGCGAGCACTCGTTTGGCAGGTGTTTCCAGCGCCACGTCATAGACACCCGCCACCTGCAACACTTTGATGATTTGATTGGGGACGATATCCCGCCCCAGATGGCGCTCGCGCTCTGCCGTCCAGTCGGCGATGGCCTTACGCGCGGCCAGCAGCGTCGAGTCCTGATCGGCTTTAGTGAATAGCGTGAGTTGCGCGTTAATCTGATATGCCACGCGCAGTGGTTTCTTCGCGCTTACCTTATCGGTCAACGGGCGTTTCTTCTCTTTACTGACATCCTGCACCACCTGTGCCAGCAACTCATCGCCCGGCAGACCGTCCTGCGTCAGCGGGTAAATCTCCACGCAACCTTCATCCAGCCCCTCATCCGGGCCGAGGATGGCCACGTCGATAATCGCCTGGCTGACTGACAGCGCATGAAAGCGGTATGCGCCATAACTCCCCGCGTTACTGAAACTTTCAGGAGCCAGCCGGATACGCTCGCGCAGGGCGTCGTCGCTTTCATCGGCGCAGCCGCCGCCGGACGCGGTAATGTTCGTCACCTGCAAATCGACACCTGCCACGCTGTCCACCAGTGCGCTAATCTGCGCCGGTTGCCAGCCATTACCCACAACGCCAGCGGTGGTACATGTGGCCGTGACATCGACGCTCAGACTTCCGGCTGGCAGCAGCACATCGTCATCGGTGGCAAACATCACGCTGTTGGCCGCGCTGGCGCGGGTGCCCTCCGGGATCAGCACATTGCGCTTTTGCGCGCTGGCAACGGAAAACCGCAACGTGGTCTGTGCCGCCTGCGCAGGCAGGCGCTTCACGCCCACCAGTTCGCCGAGGTAATCGAGCATTGGCGCACGGGAAAACGCCACCAGATTCTGCTTTGCCGCCTCCTGAATGCCGATGCGCAGCAGATTTTCACGATAGGCAATAACATCAATCAGCAGCCGCTCCGCCTGCGCCGGATAGAGCGTTTTACCGCTCACCGCTTCATACTGCGCAATCATCTCACTGGTGATTTGCGCCGGGTCGCGGTCGATAAAATCGGGTTCAGCTAACGCCATACCACCTCCGTTTCATTAATAACGCCATCGGCGGCGCGCCACTGGATGCGCAGCGTGAGATGTTCGCCGTCCAGTTCCGGCACCACTTTGAGAAATTTGCAGCGCGGCTCCCAGTGGCGGATAGCCTCCACCGACTCACGCACCACATGGGGAATCGCCCGTTCAGCAGGCCAGTCGATATAGCGCCACAGGTCGCTACCGAAAAAGGGGCGATGGGGATCGCTACCGCGCGGCGTGCGCAGAATGATGTGAACGGCCTGGCTGATATCCTCCAGCCCACAGACGTACTCGCCGTCGCGTTTCAGGGCCGGTTGCCAGTGCAGATTTAAAGGATGGGATTGTGTGCTCATGGGGGCATTGTCGCCCCCGTTGCTAAAGTGGCGATATTAAACCGCTTTAATGAGAGTGATGGTTGGTATTGCCGCCAGCGTCGATGATAGAGCCTGACGCACTGATATTGCCGGTGACGCGGACATTACCAGTGATGACCACCTGCGGCGCGGTGATGCTGACGCTGGTTTTCACCTCAATCACGATTTTTTCAATGCCGCCATTAATGGTCAACTGGTGCTGTTTGCGGTCGTACTCAATCGCGGCCTTATCGGAGAACCGCACATAGCGCTTGTCTTTGTCCGTCACCGGTGGCGTATCCACCGACGAATAGACCGCCCCCAGCACCACGCCATCCTCGCCGTTATCATCCAGCAGCACCTCCACCTGCTCGCCGATATCCGGCAGCCAGTAGTCCTTATTGTCCTGCGTATTGCGTTGCAGGATGGGGAGCCAGTTGGTGCGCAGATCGTCGCATTCCGGCAGGGTGACGCGCACGCACACCTTCACCTCGTCGATATCGCTGATAATCCCGGTCTGTCGGGTGACGCCTTTCATTTTTTCTCCTGGGTGGGTGGGCCGTCCGGGTGATAGACGGTCAGCGTATCCGGTTTTTTCTTCTTCCCGCCGCCGGAGGCCGTTTTCGGGCCACGTCCGACCTCAATTTCGGTGCTGTAGCCCGATGAACGGTCAAACGAGTGACGGGCGCTGGTGATCAGCCACTCCCCGGAGAGCACGCCGAACCCGTCGAGAGTGATTTTGTTCCCGGCGATAAGCTGCGTGTTGCCCATCATCGAGAGCGAACCGGTCTGCTGATACTCGTTATGGTCATCCAGCGCCGCCTCGGCTTTCACCTGCGCCGTCCCCTGATCCGCCGCCCGTGCATTGACCTTGAGCGTATCGGCGCTGGTCGATTTACCACGCGTCTCCGTGGTCGGCGGGCCGTCGGCGTGGTACGTCACCAGCGTCTTCTCTTTACTCTTCTGATGCGCCACCTTTGCATCCTTATAGATGCGGTTGATGGTATCGCGCAGCGACCAGCGCGCTACATCCTGCGGCGTCAGCGTCGTCACCGGCGCGTTACTTCGCAGTGTAGCCAGATGGGAAAACACCAGCTCGCCAGTGGTGACTTTCAGCGCATAACCATACTCACCCGCCAGCCGCTTCAGAAAACCGACGTCGGTTTCCGCGTATTGCGTCACCCGGTCAATGGTAATCGGCTCTATCTGACCGACCAGCTTCAGACCATGCTTCTGCGCGATACGGCTGGCAATCGCATCCAGCGTCGTCTCTTCGTAGCCCTCGCTGGAGGCGGTACGCAGAGCGCTGTTGACCGACGTCGCCACGCCGCGAATGGATACCGTATCCGGCGGTGCGCCCAGCTCAATCTCATCGATGGAGAACGCTCCACAGTCCAGCAACGCTTCGCCCTGATAGCCCAACTTCAGCATCAGCATATCGCCTTTGCCCGGATACCACGCCTCGCGCCAGCGCCCGGCGGTGTCTTCCACCTGCACGTCGATTTCATCCGATTCGCTCTTGAGACTGTCGGTATACGTCACGCTCAGGACAAAAGGAGCAATATCGTGAGTGATATCTTTCTGCCCGTAAAACAGGGTGAAAACGGGGGTGATAACGGCATTTACCTGAGCCACGGCGGCACCTCATCAACGTTATGCACCTGCATCGGGCCGATCACCGGAATACGCAACCGCAGCCCGGAGGCCAGTGTCGGCGTGATCGCAATATGGGGGTTAGCGACAATGATGCGCTCATAGCCCATTGGATCGCCGTAATAGAGGAACGCCAGATTATCCCAGCGCTCGCCCTCGGTGGTGATATGTTCAATCCAGCCGCCCATCACACGCTCCTGGTAATGATTGCCGCCGCCAGCCTGCTAACGGCGGGGG